AACTACAAAAACTAAAGATGAGCCAAAGAAAGCAAACAAGGACAAGAAGTCAGGTAAAAAATCTTCAAACAAAAAAGACTAATACTTTTGAGTTTGGAGTTTTTAATTTAGCAATACCTGAACATATTGAAGAACCACAAGACTTATCAAAGGTAAGAACTAAGTTTATTCCTTTTGGTACTAATAATTTATTCCCTCAATACTTAGCAGAACTAAAACGTAAATCTTCTACTCACAGAAGTGTTTTGGCTCAGAAAGCAGTTTTTACAAGTGGGGCTAAATTTGTTACCAACAATGAAAAGATAAAAGAATACATAAAAGATGTAAATGCAGATGGAGAATCTTTAAGAGATGTCTTTAAGAAACTAGCAGATGATTATTACACTTTTGGAAATGCTTACTTAGAAGGCGTTTTATATGATGGTGGACTTAACCTATATCATATAGATGCAACTACTGTTAGAGCATCTAAAAATAAAAAAGAAGTGTATGTACACCCTGATTGGGCAAGGTACAACACTATGAAAGAAAAGTTATCTATTATTCCTCTTTATCCAAGAGTTAGAAGCAGCAGATTTGTAATTCAGTTTAAAGATTATGAGCCTACATTCCAATTCTATGGGTTGCCTGATTATGTTGCTGCATTAGAACATATTGCAGTTGACTATGAAATTGGAAAATGGAATCACACAAAATTTAAAAATGGCTTCCAGCCTTCAGCAATCGTTGAGATTAACGGAGATATGGGAGAAGAAGAAGCAAAAAAATTAGTAAGAGAAGCACAAAAGAAGTTCGTTGGAGATGGCAATAATGGAAAGATAATGTTTATTGTTAAGAATGGAGATAGTTCACAGGCTAATGTTCAGATTATAAAAGATGACCAAGAAGGTAGTTGGATAGACTTACAACGTATTACTGACCAAAATATTGTAACTGCACATAGGTGGCAGCCATCATTAAGTGGATTGGTAAGTTCTGGTAAAATGAATAATACAGGTAGTGAGATTAGAATTGCTTATGATTTAGCAATGACTACTGTAATTAAAGACACTTCTGATTTATTGTTAAATGGAATTAGAACAGTTTTATTTAAAGAATTAGGTTTCTTGCCAGAAGAGTTAGTTATTCATTATGAACCGCCAATTAGTTTTGCTACTCAGATTGATCCTAAAGAGGTTCTTACTATAAACGAACAAAGAAGAATGTTAGATGAGGATTTACCAATGCTTGAACAAGGTAATATGTTCTTGACAGATAGAGAGCAAATTATTGTAACTAGAGATGATGATGCAGATGGTAAAGGAGATGATGGTGCAGGAGATTTGCAAGTAACTGAAATTAATAGTGAAACACAAGAATAAATATGGCAAACGTAAATCAATATAATCCTTTAGTAACAGGGGCAGAGGTAATAAGTAATAGTTTTACTAATGCTAATACAGACCCTTACTTAATATCTGACAATACTATATTGCTTTCTGAATTAGCACATCTTAAATCAGCAATAGGTAAAAAGTTTTATGAAGAAATAAAAACACAACATCATAATGGAACTTTAACAACAGCAAATCAAACTTTAATGGATGATTTCTTGGTAAGATGTTTATGTTGGTTTGTTAGATTTGAGGTTATAAATGAAGTTCAAAGCAATAGTGGTAGTGCTGGTATTGTTCATAATGTAGATGAATTTGCTACTATTATAGATCCAGCAGAATTAAATGCTTATAAGCAAGACACTTATAGAAAGGCTGAAATATACTTAAATGATATGCTAGATTATATGGATGATGATGACCAAAGTGGTTTATATCCTACTTATGAATCTAATAAGCCTTGTAATAATAACACTTATAAGAATCATGGTATAATAATGTATGACAGTATATATTCAAGACCAACTAGGAATTATGGTAGTTGGAAGAATTACTGTCCTTGTGATGATTGTTAAAATAAATATATAAATGGCTGCAAACGAACATAAAAATTTAAGTGATGCAAACAGGCATAATCCAAAAGGATTTGAAATTGCTACTAATGATACAGTTTTAAGTAAGTCTATTGGAAGTGGTGCTACAGATACCGATGGTGTTTTATCTTATCAGTCTAAGTCTCTTATGGGTGTTTCTAATTATAAGATGCAAGGATATTGTGTTAGTGGAACTGCTAATTACAAATATGGCGAGGACTTACAAGACACTAAATCTCCTTATGAGATGACAGATGATTATGGTGCTACTACTGTTGCAGGTGGTAGTTTAAATCCAAGTCAAGCATTTAGAATTGGTCAAGGCATTATAATTCCAGAAATATCAACAGTTGTTAATATAAAAGGCAGTTTATCATGTAATAGTACAAATGCTGTTACTCTTGCAATCTGTAAAGCAACTCCAAATCCAAGCAGCACAAGTGCTATTACTCCTACAGTTATTGATGAAATAATAGTTGAGTCAACTGATGGAAATAACAATACATTAATGGCTATAGCAGAAACAACTATAACTGGGGCAGATTTATTGGCTGGAGATATTATATTTCCAATGATTAAACAAAACACAGGCACAGGTGCTACTATATATTTTAATGTAACAATACAAACTACTACTTTCTAATGACAACAAAAGAAGAGTTAATAGCAATGAAAAAGGATATTATTACTATAAATGATAAGATAGATAATTTAGATGAAAAATTAGATATGCTCACAGACAAACTATTAAATCCAGACACAGGGGTGACTGCTAGAGTTAATAGAAATACATCTATGAGAAAAGTTTTAGTAAAAGCAATGTGGGTTATTTATACTATAACTTTAGGGGCAATAATAAAAATATTTACAGAATAAAATAAAAAAACAATATGGCAACAACAGTAACTCCAGCAAATTTAACAGTAACAATAACAGAGCAATACACTCTTAACAATGTTGCTTATGGAAATACAATCAATAAAACTTTCACAACTAATGGTGAGATTTACCAAAGGATAATGGCTGTAAAACAATCTGAGGTGACTGAACTTATAGCCTTTGGGGCAGCAGATGGTTTAGGAACAGTAGATAAAAGTAATTATACTTATTTTAGAATAACAAATTTAGATGACACCAATTTCTTGACATTAACTATTACTTCAGGAGACACCTTCTTCTATAAATTAAAAGCAGGAGAAAGTCTATTGTTAATGGATAATGAAATGGATGCAATCGCATCAAGCACTACTTTTGGTGCATTTGCAGATATTACATCTATAAAAGCACAAGCAGATACAGATGGTGTAGATGTTGAATTAATGTGTGTAACTGTATAAGATGGCTAAGAAACCAACAATTTTTAAGTTTGTAGGTAATACAAGAAAGAAAAGAAAAGGGGTTCATAGTAAGAACGCTTCTAAAGGTCAGACTGGTTATAAGAAAAAATATAGAGGTCAGGGAAGATAAAAAATTAAGATATGCCTTGTTACGAATGTGAAAATGGAAAATGGAAATTTGGTCAAACTGGCAACTGTCAGTATGATTCTAAATCTGAGTGTGAAACTGCTAATAAAGATTATTATGCAGAAGAGACTTATGATGACTACCCTCAAGCAGCAACTACAAACGCTAAGAGAGCAATAAAATATAAAGAAGAAAATGGCAGCGATTGTGGAACTATCGTGGGCTGGACAAGAGCCAGACAATTGTCAAATAGAGAGAAATTAAGCAGAAGCACGATTGCAAGAATGGCATCATTTAAAAGACATCAACAACATAAAGATGTTCCTTATGATGAAGGATGTGGAGGTATAATGTGGGATGCTTGGGGAGGAGATGAAGGTATTGAGTGGGCAATTAGAAAGTTAGAACAAATTGATAATATAATAAAAAATCAAGAAGATTTTGAGATAAGTGAAACCACGAAAAAAACTCTTACTAATAAAATGGAAGAGCATAATGAAAATGTAAAAGACTTAAAAGTAGATTGGAATCCAAAGGTTACTGTTGCTAAGTTAGAAAAAGTTTACAAAAGAGGTGTGGGGGCATATTATACAAATCCAGAAAGTGTAAGAGAAACAGTAAAAAGTCCAGAGCAATGGGCTATAGCAAGAGTAAATTCATTTTTGTTTGCAATGCGTAATGGCAAGTATAGAAGTGGTAAGCATGATACAGATTTATTACCAGACAAACACCCAATGAAAAACACAGAAAAAAAAGAAAAAAACATGGCTAAAAAAAGAAAATATTATTCTGATGAAGAACATGACCACCACTTTCATTTTACTCAAGAAATGATGGAGGAACTACATGAAGATGGGAGGTTAGAAGTAAAAGTAGAAGAAGGAGATCAAGAAATGCTTATATTGTTTACTTATGGTGAGCAAGAATCAGAAGAACGAAATCCAGAAGAAGAAGAACTTACAATTGAAGATGTTGAAATGTTTAAAGATTATTTTGATGAGGTTATTAAAAACCTTAAAGATTCAAAATAAAATGAAATTAAAACATTTTAAGAAGTCAGAATTTGCTTGTAAGTGTGGTTGTGGCAAAACTGTCATTAGTGATGATTTGTTGTATATGTTAGATAGGGCTAGAGAGTTTGCCAAAAAACCATTTGTAATAACAAGTGGCTATAGGTGTGAAAATCATCCAGAAAGTAAAAAAAATCCAACATCATCTCACATAAAAGGTTTAGCAGTAGATATAAAGTGTACAGATAGTAATACGAGGGCTATCATTGTTGATGCTTTAGTTTATGCAGATTTTGAAAGACTAGGTCTGCACAAATCTTTTATTCATGCAGATATAGATGTGTATGACAAACCAAGTCCTGTGATTTGGTTATATTAATTAATTATTAACTTAAATAAATAAATATGGAAATGTTAAAAAAAATGTTCAATTCAAGAAAGTTTTGGTACACTATAGGTGCAATTTTTGTTCCTTCAGTTTCAGTTAAACTAGGATTGTCAGAAGCAGAAGTAGAAAAAGTTTATTACGCAATCTTGGCTCTAATACTAGGTCAGGGTATAGCAGATATTAAGAAATAATGATAAAGAAATGGGTAGGCGAGGCACTTGTTAAAGGAGGTGTGAAGCCAATAACAGAATTATTAAAAGCAGTAAAAGAACTGTTTACAGACTCTAAAGGTAAGTGGAGTAGTAAAAGAACAGTTAGTGGAGTTATAGTAATTGCTGCTAGTTTACATATTGAAAAAAATGGTATTGATACCAACGCTTTAATATTGACAGCGTTAGGTGTTTTGCCTTTGTGTTTCTCTGTGTTTGAAAAAAATAATTGTAATATTTCTTGTTGTAAAGAAAAATAATTATCTTTGTGTTGACTAAGTCAGGGTTGTGCCTGTCTTTGTTTTCATTGTTTATAGTTTTCAAGAGTGGGGTGTTCACAAACATTCCACTTTTGATTTTTATAGAGGTTATTTTTCATATATTGCAAGGACATAAACAAATAATAATATGAAAAAAAATGGAAAAAGAATTAGACTGTCTGAAGAGGAGGTAGAGATGGTTTACGAAAACAGAGCAGAAAGCACAACAAATCTAAACGGTAACACAGCATTAGACATTCATTTATCAGAAAGAGGTATATCTAAAAAAGATGTTGTATCTGTAAAGCATTGGCAATCTGCAAATGGTGAATACAGGTTTAGTATTGTGACAAAAGAAGATATGGCTACTGATGTAAATGATGTGTTAGATCAGGTTGGTAAATTTATAGAAAACCACTCACCTTATTATTCTCCAATAAAAAGAAAAAGCCAAAATGCTAATCACTTATTAGTAATAAATCCTGCAGATATACATATAGGAAAATATGCTAATGGTGCTGAAACTGGTAGTGAATATGATGTTGAAACTGCCTGTACTCGCGTTTTAGAAGGCTTAGAAGGACTTGTGAGCAAGGCTAGTGGCTTTGCAGTAGAAAGGGTTTTATTTTGCATAGGGAATGATGTATTGCATATTGACAATGTATATAACAGCACAACCAAAGGTACACATCAAGATACTGATGGTAAATGGTGGGAACATTTTGAAGTTGCTTTAGCATTATATGTTAAATGTGTAGAGATGTTAAGAGAGATTGCACCTGTAGATGTATTGCACTCAATGAGTAATCATGACTATCAAAGTGGATTTCATTTGGCTCACGCTTTAAGAAGTTGGTTTAGAAATGACAAAGAAGTTGGTTTTGATATTAGTGTAGCACATAGAAAGTATTATCAGTATGGCAGCAACTTAATTGGTTTAGAGCATGGTGATGGTGCTAAAATGGATAATCTGCCTTTATTAATGGCACAAGAAAAGCCAAAGATGTGGAGTTCTACTAAATATAGATATTGGTATTTACATCATCTACATCACAAAGTAAAACACAAATGGAGAGATGCTAAAGATTTTATAGGAGTAACTGTAGAATATATGCGTAGCCCATCTGGAACTGACAGTTGGCACTCAAGAAAAGGTTATGCAGGAGTTCCTAAAGCAGTTGAAGGATTTTTGCATGAAAAAACAAGTGGTCAAGTAGCAAGATTAGTACATTATTTCTAATGATAGTTATTTGGCCTTCATAAATTTCGCACAATTTATATCTAGTACATAAACATTTATAAAAAAAATGTTAAAAATGTTTGGTGGTTTGTTTCAATTTTATAACTTTGCATCAACTATTAACTTAAACTATAAAACAATGGAAACACTAATCGCAGTACCTACAATCATAATACTAATGATTATATACATAATACAACAAGATCAAATTACCGATAAATAATATAGGTTGTGAAAAGGTTAGGTAACATTCAAATTAATAACCTGCAGTTATACTTTGCATATTTATCAATTCCTTTTCACTTCCTTTTTTACTAACTTAAATAATAAATTATGGAAACAGCAATGCCAAAAAACAGTATTAACACCCCTTTAGATAATGATGATCAACTTCAATATCTAAAGAAGGAAAACCAAAGAGTAAGGCAAAATAATGTTGATTTAAAACTTCAACTTATTGAAGCAAGAAAAAAACTACAAACAATTGAAAAAATAATTAAAACAAAAACAAATGGGCAAAATGAAACAGCAGTTCGCACAAATGCAGCAACAACAGAGTATTAATCAATTAAACAATAATAACATGACAAAAAAAACAATGCAAGAAAAACTAAGAAAACAACCTGAGCCAGTTGTAGAAACAAGAAAAGAAGCACTTAGAAGGCTTTACAAAGAAAATGGTTTAACAGAAGAAGATATATACAAAGACAAAAGAGGTTTTGTAATTATCACAAGAACAGGTATTGACAAGATAGTTTCTAAAAACAGCATTACAGTTGCTTATGAAGTTATTAATATGGATATAGAAAAAAACATATGCGTATTAAGAGCAGCAGCAACAATGAAAGTTGGCAATGAAGTTAGAAACGCTATGAGTTTTGGCGAGGCTTCTGATTCTAACCTAATGGGAGGAGGCAAGAAGTTTCCTGTTGCTATGGCAGAAAAGAGAGCAATGTCAAGAGTAGTTCTTAAAATTGCTGGATTCTATGAGCAAGGAGTGTTTGGTCAAGATGAGATAGTTGATGAATAATGATTGGTTTGATGAGTTGCTTGATGGTAAACCTAGTGGTATTACTGATACCCAATGGTTTATCATTGAGAGCAACATTGATAGCACATCATTGCCACTATCTTGGAAAGATGATATACTCAGGCGTATAAATGATTTGACAGAAGCAGAGGCAGAAGAAATTATAACTTTAATAAATGAAAACAAATATGAAAGAGACCCAAAAAAACAATGGCTTAAAATGTTCAGAGATGGAGTATTTGGACATAGAGATTTTTAATCACTTTTTAAAAGTATATTCTTATATTATCTGGAATAAAAAACATCTGCTTGGAGAGGTAGTTGAAGATGACATGATGAAACTGCTGGATAAAGATCAGTTGATAGATTTTTATCATGCAGGTAAGTATAAGTTTAAAGTTAAGAAATCTAAAATAGAAAAATACCTAAAAAGAAATGACAAATAAATATTCATTAGAAACAATAAGAAAATCAAGAAATGAGTTTGAGGCTTTTTTGAGAATATATGGAATATCTAATTTAAGGCTTTGTAAAATAATTGAAGTTAATTATGCTACAAGCAGAAACTTTATAGAGAATCCTCCTCAGATGAGGTTTATTCACGCAAAGAAGTTGGCAGACTTTATTGGGCTAGAAGTCCAAGACATAGTTGATACAATAGTGTACGACTTAAAATAAAACAAAAACAAATGATACGGAGAAAATTAAAATTTAGTGACTATTATCACAAGATAATTATAAATGAAATAGCAGACATCTACAATGTAGATAAAGATAAAATATTTTTGGGAAGCAGAAAAAGAAATATTATATTTGCTAAAAGACTATATATATACGTTTTAAGAGAAATGTTTGGACTTACTCTTAAAGATATAGCAGAGGTCACAAACTTACACCATGCTTCTATAATACATCATTCAAGACAATTTCAGTTTCAATACGAACACAAAAAAAATTTCAGAAAAGAAAATAAAAACTTTGAAAGAATCCACAATAGGATCATTGAAGTAGAAATTGATGAAGAGATATTAGGACTAGAAAAAAAACTAGAAAAAATAAAAAAAGAATTAACCATATTGTATAACATAAATAAATTAAAAAATGAAAGACAAAAAAGAGAAAATCTACTTACCGAGTAGTATTAAAAACATTGAAACAAAGTATGGCAGTATGATGGTAGCAAACTTTAAAGTTGATGAATTACAAGCAAACTCAAAGAACGGATGGGTTTCTATGGTAATCTCAGAAAGAAGAGAACCATCTGAAAAAGGTGCAACTCATTATGCTTATGTTAATGATTATGAGCCACCAAAAGATTCACAAACTGCACCTAAAAAAACTGCAGCAAAAGTAGAAGATGACCTGCCATTCTAATGATTAAATGGAAAAATACAACCTACCCTAGCACTTTCATTGGTTTATCTGATGAACTTGCTAAGGTTAGGAGTATGCTGTCTGCTCAGGTTTACAATGACAAAACAGAAAAATATAGAGGGGATCAAGAACACTCTATACAAAGTCTTGGAATATTTGCAGAGTTAGTTGCTAGACACATAATGGATAACAATAAAGGTGTTAAATATAAGGCTGCACCTTTAATAGATAAAAAGCCAGTAGTCGGTGCTGATATAATCTTACAAGGTATAGGTGAATTAAATTATATTGATGTCAAAGGAGTTAAAAGCAATGGAAATGCTCTTAGAGTTAATTTTAAGGCTCATAACAACGCTTATAAAAAAGTTACACACTATTTGTTCATACAGCCTTTAAACGCTATATACGCAAGATTTTGCTGGTTTAAGCATGAAGATGTAAGTAAGTGGGATGTTGTTATGTCAACTTATACTGAGTGCTATGAATTAATAATACCAAAAAACAATTAAACAATGAAACAACCAAACTACTATGCTATAATAAGTGCTGAGGTTAGGTATGACAAAAACCTAACTGCAAATGCTAAATTATTATATGCTGAAATAACTGCACTTCTTAATATGAATGGTGAGTGCTTTGCTACAAACAAATACTTTTCTGAACTATATGGCAAGAGTATTGTGACTATATCTAAATGGATTAGCGAATTAGTTGCAAATGGCTATATATCATCTACTTACAAATACAAAGAAGGTACTAAGGAAATTGATAGGAGGTATTTAAGTATCCTTAAAGGATGTATTAAAGAAAATGATGGGGAGGGTATTAAAGAAAACTTTAAGGATAATAATACAAGTATTAATAATAATATTACATATAGTAATAATAAAGGGCGTTTTAAAAAACCAACTGTTAATGATATTACTAATTATTGTATTGAAAGAAATAATAATATAGATGCAGAATCTTTTTTTGATTTTTATGAAAGTAAAAACTGGATGGTTGGTCGCAACAAAATGAAAGATTGGAAAGCCTGTATAAGAACTTGGGAACGTAGAAATAATCAAAAACCACAATCAATGAGTAAGATACATTCTCATTTGCAAAAAAACTTTAACGTAAAAGAAAAACTAAAAAAACAATTTAATCAATGAAACAAATAAAAACAATGACAAAAGAAGAACTACTGATGAGTTCTGTAGATTTAATTAGTAAAACATATATTGAGTTAGGACAGCATAATGTAGAAGAAGATACAATTATGATTATGTCACAAAGTTTAGCAAGTGATTTGGCTAAAATATATAAAAACTTTTATTTTGAAGATGCTCAAAATGCTTTTAATTTAGGAGTTAGAAGTCCTATGAAAGGAGATTTCATACACTTAAATGTTCCAACTTATATGAAGTGGTTAAGAAGTCACAAGGATTTAATATGGGATGCAAGAGCAAAAGTTGACTCAGGGGAAGATCCAAAATCTGTTCCTCATTACAGACCAGAACCAAAATTACTAAAATGAAGATACTAACAATTGTATGGGGATTACTTATTTTATTCTGTATATTAGAAGCATATTTTTGCACTAAGTTTGAAGATGAATTATAAAAATATATATTTGTAAAATGAAATTACTAATAACAACATTGTTTTTCTTTATTATATTTTATTTTGTATTAAAAAATGTATTGCCAAAAGAAGAGAATAATATAGAAGAAAACTTAAAAAACTTTAATAGATAAAATGACTAATCACAGCGAACACTATTGGGAAAAAGGAAGAAATGGGTGGACACCAAGCGATACTTGGGAACAACAAGATGTAGAAACAAAAAAACCAAAGTATAAGTTTGATTGGCTTTTGGATAAGGTTGTAGAAAAGATAGTGAAACTGCTGAAAGAAAAAAATGCAGCGTATGGCAATACTGCTTTAAATCCAGCAAACATATTTAGCAAACTAGATTCTACAGAGGCGATATGTGCTAGGCTTGATGATAAATTATCAAGGATAAAAAATAGAGGAATTAATGACAAAACAGAAGATACTGTTGATGATATTATTGGTTATTTACTTTTATTAAAGATGTCAATGGAAAAATGAAAAAACCGATCTTTAGAGTGTTTGTATCTTACCAAATTAAAAGTAAGAAAATAGTAACTAGAAAACTTTCAAAAGGGATTTTAGATACTTTTGTTCTTACATCAGACATAAACAAAATAAAGAAAGACCAAGAAATTATAGACAGAATTTGTTATATAAATAAAAAGAAGCCAGAACTTGTAGATGTTATTATCACTAAGGTTGATATAGAAAATCAGTATGGCGAAACAACAGATAGATTTGATGAAATATAAACAAAGACAAATTAGAGACAAAAAGATAGTTGATTATTACTTTTCTCATCCAGAAAATAATTTAACAAAAGATATTTCTAAAGCATTTAATGTAGGCGAAGAGGTAGTCAAAAATGCAATAAGCAAAGAGTTAAAATTTAGATTAGAAAATAGTCTAGCAAGAAGATGTGCTAGATATTAAAATTAAAACAATATGCCAAAGATTAGGAAAATAAAACTAGAAGATAGAAAAGATTTAAGAGGGGGTGGATATTCCAGAAGAAAGTTTACTGTAGAAGAAGCAGATGCTATTAGAAAAGAATACAACACCTCAACTCAGAAGATAACTATATCATCTCTTGCTAGAAAGTATAGCGTGTCTCAACCTCTAATGTACCAACTAATAAAAGGAACTACTTATACTGATGGGGACTATAGGGGGCATAGGGGGGCTAGGGGGTCATCCATAAAAGCAGTAGGAGGTAAACTGTGAAAAAAGAAGCACAAGTCCAATCATCATTCTGTACTTATATGAAGTACACTTATCCTGATGTAAGATACTGTGCTAGTCTTGGTGGCATTAGAACATCTATGAAACAGGCTGTCCTTGCTAAAAAGACTGGCTATGTTAAAGGCTTTCCTGATATGCAAGTATTAAAAGTCAACAGCAAATACGCTGGACTATTCTTAGAAATCAAAGCAGACAAAACTTGTTATCCATCTAAAGAACAAAAAGAATGGGTGGCATATCTTAATGAGGCTGGTTACTATGCCAAAGTAGTTAAAGGTCTTGAAGAATGTATGGATGTTGTTGATTGGTACATGAAAATAAAATAATTTTCTAAAAATTTTTTAAAACTTTTTTAAAAAAACCTGCCCTGAAACTGCTGGGTGAAACTGCTGGGTCTGCCATAACGCAGGCACGCCCACACGCCCCTGTTTCTTATATAAGGCGTTGAGTATCAGTTATTTAGAATGATTATAAATTAACATTTTAATGTAATATTTTTAACATTTTGTTTGGTAATGTGTAAAAGTGTTGTATATTTGCAATGTAAAAACAATTAAAAACTAAAAACAAAAAACAAAAAACAAAATGAAAACAAAACTTTTATCAAATACTATTGACTTAATATATACAGGCGGCTTTATCGCTGTATTAACTTTTACTATTAACGCAATTATAAACAAATAAAAAAATTAAAAATGAAACATTACAAAGTAATAAACCTAAAAACAAATCAACACCACATTTTAACAGAAAAAGAAAAAGATCAATTTTTTAAAATGAATCATAAAAATAATTCTTACTACGTTGCAATAGAATTAAAGCAAAGCAAACTAACCGAAAATGTACAGATATTTTTATACTGTATTGTTGCGGCTGCTCTTACTTTTGCATCTTTTGCTCTTTACTTACAATTAAATTACTAATCAAAAAAAAACTTTAAACAATGGACAAATACACAATGAATGACAACAACAACCCTATCAACTATAAAGAAACGCAAGAAGATAGAGAACACGCAAAAAATGAACTAATGCGGGACACGTTGCAAGGCTTAACAATAAAATATTTAGGCGATGATGCTTTAGACTATTTAAATTGCCCTGATGAGTTAGGCGACTATGACAGCCACGAAATATATGATGAGTTAAGAGACAACGGTTTTTTTGATGTTGAAATAATATACTATCATAAGGCTATTGACTATTTAAAAGAGTACGACGCAAGTTTAGCCGAGTCAATCGAGATAGCCACCGAATACGGTTATACATTAGAAAATATAAACTCTGAACTATTGGCAAGCCTCCACGCATCAAGAAAAAAAGAAGATGATTTTTGGGAGTATATCGCCCCAGAATTAGATAAAATAAATAATTAATTTACTAACTATAAAACTATATAAAATGAGAAAAATAACAAAAGAAAGCGTTAACGCCTTTTTTAATAAAGGCAAACTAAATAAACAAAATATGTCAGTATTTTTTGACAGATACGACAATACAAGCAGGATGTTATTGCATAATAACTGCATAGCAACTTATGACCATGACAATAAAAGATTAACTATTTCCAATTGCGGCTGGTTTACTCCAACAACAAAGGAAAGATTAAACGCTTTACCTAACGTAAACATAGTACAAAGAAATTTTAAATGGTATTTAAATGGAAATTTAAAAGAATGGAACGGCAGCAAAACAGTAATAAAAATGCCATTTTAAAAAATAGATATTAACTAAAAACATATAAAACAATGAGCAGAGGACAATTGCCCCTTACAAATTTTAGCGATCTTCAACTATTTATATTATTTATATTATCAATAATTTGCGGCTGCTAATAAAAACAAATTACTAATTATAAAACATTAAACAAATGAAAACAATTGACAAAGACAAAGCAAAAGAATTAATTACTAATTCAAAAGGTCGTATCTTTTCGGCTACATTTACTAAAAAAGATTTTACTAGGCGTTTAATTAATGCAAGAATAAAAGTAAACTATCAAGCCAAAACAAAAAGAAAAGCACCATACAAACCAGAAACAAAAGGAATGATCTGTGTTTATGATATGACAAAGAAAGGTTTTAGAATGATAAATTTACAGACACTAGAAACGCTATCTATTAATAAAAA